CAGCCACAATAACCTACCCTTCCTCAGTTAAGTGGTCAGGGGCTACAACCCCAGATGCACCTGCGGCTGGCGAAAAGGATGTCTACACATTCGTAACAACTGATGGTGGTACAACGTATTACGGCAAGCAAGCAGGAGATGCAGTAGCATGAGTAATCTAGCAATGATGATGGGCTTGAGTAGTAGTGCTGGGGGTGTTGATGTAGCTGACGTGTTCAGCACTGATTTGTACACGGGCAATGCCTCCACTCAAGATATTGTAAATGGACTTGATTTATCCACTGAGGGTGGAATGGTTTGGTTTGCTAGGCGTAATGGCGCTGAAGAAAAGAATATTTTTAATACATACGCTCCAAACAAATACCATAGAACCACTACTACTGCGGCTCAAGAAGACATAACTACAGGTATTACTGCGTATAACACGGATGGTTTTAGTCTAGGTGGCTGGAACAATGTCAACGGCAGTGGCGACACTATGGTTTCGTGGTCTTGGCGTCAGGCTTCTAAGTGGTTCGACATCGTTGAATATACGGGAACGGGAGCGGCGCAAACTATTAGCCATAGCCTAGGTAGTGAAGTAGGCATGCTATTTATTAAGCAGACATCCAATGGTCTTACTGATTGGTCTGTATATCATAGGAGTTTAGGCGGTACTAAAAACCTACGATTGGACGATACCAGAGCGGAAACTACAAACATTGGTTACTTTAACGACACTGATGCCACAAGCACAGAGTTTACTGTTGGCTACTTAGGTGACTTTAACGGAAGCGGAAGCACCTATATTGCCTACGTTTTCGCACACAACGAAAGCCTAATACAGTGCGGCAGTTATACTGGTAATGGCTCTACTACTGGCCCTGAGATTGACCTTGGATGGCAACCACAGTGGGTTATGATTAAAAACACATCAACCTCTGCTGATTGGTACGTTCTTGATGCTGAAAGAGGGCTAAATGGAGATGCTATAGATGATCCGTATTTAAGAACAAACTTAACTACTGGAGAGTCAAGCACAAATATCTTAAAACTAACGGCGACAGGTTTTCAATTAAATTCTGCTGGATTAACTGGCGTGAATAGAAACGGAGACAACTACATCTACATGGCAATTAAAGCAGAAGACTAAAGGAGAAAACTAAATGTCTTACGTTAAGATAACAAACGGGGCAGTAGCTCGTTACCCCTACTCAGTGGGCCAGTTACGCCGTGACAACCCCAACGTATCATTCCCACGCAATATCCCACTGGAGATCATGCGTAGGTACGGTATGCGCCCTGTCACAGCAGAGGCAATGCCTGACTATGACCCTCTGACACATAAGGTCACAACAGCCACGACACCGACACGGGGTGTTGTGCGTCTGATGACTGAAGCTGATGCGACTGATCCTATTACTGAAGAGGTAAACACAGACCTCATTGGTACGCCTATCTACGGTAACGACTGGGTGCTAACACGCACTGTGGTTGAGCTAACTGCTGATGAGATTGCAGCTAACGATGTAAACACAGCAGAAGCTAACCGTATAACTCGTAACAAGCTACTGGATGACAGTGACTGGACACAGATGAACGACAGTCCCTTGAGCAATGAAGTTAAGACAGCTTGGGCTACCTATCGTCAGGAGCTACGGGGCATTAGTGACTTGGACGCATGGCCTAACTTGGCTGATGATGACTGGCCTGTAAAACCATAAGAAGGATACTCAGACATGAGCTATAGTTTAGGTAAGAAGAGCAAGCAAAAGCTAGAGGGTGTGCATGAAGATATTGTCGCTGTAGTTGAGCTTGCCATTAGTAAATCTGAGTATGACTTCACAATACTTGAGGGACTACGCAGTGTAGAACGGCAGAAAGAGTTAGTGGACACAGGTAAGTCTACTACCATGAACTCACGACACCTCAATGGTCATGCTGTAGACATTGCGCCTTGGCCTATCTCTTGGGATTGGGATGACTACTATCCTATTGCTAAGGTAATCAAGGAAGCTGCTGAAGAGCTTGACGTAGACTTTGAATGGGGTGGGGACTGGAAGACGTTCCCTGATGCTCCTCACTGGCAACTTAGCTGGAGAAAGTACCCATGAAGACTCAGGAGTGGCATCTATCTAAATCCATCCCTTTAACTTTTGTACTAGCTATACTTGCACAGACTGTAGCATTAGTATGGTTTGTGTCGTCACTCAACAGTTCTATTGAGAGTAACACAAGAGACCTCATGCGCCACGAAGCTAGGATAAATGCCCTAGAGAAAGTAGTGCAGCAACAGGCCGTAACTATGGGTCGCATTGATGAGAACATAAAATCCATTCGCATGATGATGGAAACTAGCCGTAAAACTGGACAGTAGCTCAATGATTGATCCATTTACAGCTATGGCAGCGGCTACTACTGCTTACAATGGTATCAAGAAAGCTGTATCCGTAGGGCGTGAGATTAGTGCCATGACAGGTGCAGTCTCTCAATGGTCTAAGGCTGTAAGTGACCTAGACTTCTTGGAGGATAAAGCTAAGAACCCTCCCATGTATAAAATGTTTAGTGACAATCAATCTAATGCACTGGAGATATGGTCACAGAAACAGAAGCTCAAGGAGATGAGAGAAGAACTTAAGGCACACATCTCTTGGACGTATGGCCCTAGTGCATGGGAAGAGATAGTACGCATAGAGGCACAGCAACGTAAAGAACAACGTGAGCTAGTCTACAAGAAGCAAGAGTTCATAGACAACTGCATTAACTGGGCTGTAGGTATTACAGTAGCACTAGCAGGTGTAGGGGCTTTAATAGTCGCTATGTACTTTTTAGGTGTAAAACAGGGGAAATGGTGATGACAATACTTGATGATTGGAAGGTTCTACCAAGGCTTATGATGCTGGCAGTCACTGTACTGACGTATCAAGCTGTACATTGGTTTATGTCGTTACCTGACCCCAGTGTATCTCAGTCAGGGCTTGTATCGGTCTGTATGGGCGCTCTTACGGGGTGCTTTGGTATATGGATGGGTAAAGAGTCTAAGACTACAGTTACACCCACTAAGGTTGTACATGAGGAGAAGTATAGCAAATGATAGGTCAAATCATAAGTTCCATTGGTGGATTAGCTGCTAGTATCATCGACAGTAAGACACAGCTTAAACTTACAGAAGCTGAGATTAAGAAGAAGCAGTTAACTGGTGAGATCGACTGGGACATAGAAGCTATCCGTGCGACACAAAACTCATGGAAAGACGAGTGGATCACACTCCTGTTCTCTATCCCCTTGATACTAGCCTTCTGTGGTGACTGGGGTAATGCGATAGTACAAGCTGGGTTTGCTGCACTTGAGGGGATGCCAAAGTGGTATCAATATTCCCTCGGAGGTATCGTGAGTGCCAGCATAGGAATGAGGTCGGTATCGAAGTTCTTCGGTAAGTAAACCTAAATACAAGACACAAAAAAGCCGTAGGTATCCACTCAAGGACGCCTACGGCTTTTCTGATTCTAGTCTAGGTCTCCCATAACAGCGGCTAGACCTTGGTATAACGTCTCTACGTCAATCTTTAGTTTCCCTATAGCATAAGTCACCCACAGTAGAACTAGGCTGTTTAACAGCATCAAACCCTCGAATAGCGTCACTAGATACCCTCCTCCATGAACGTCTTAACCCACATTGCTGTGATACCTGATCGTACAATATCGTCTACGCCAAACTCAATAACTGGCACAGGTAACATATGCTTCTTCGCTAAGTGGATCACCTTTGATAACCCGTCAGCTTCCTTGAGATCACTCTGCATAACGTCACCATTGAGAACGATTGTCGTACCCTCTCCCACACGGGTTAGAACCATCTTAAGTTCATGTAGTGTGATGTTCTGTGTTTCATCGACAATTATGAAGGCATTATCGAAGCTACGCCCACGCATGAGTGCAAGAGGAGCCATCTCAATGTTGCCATTCTTGATCCCTGTTTCCACTGTACCCTTACCAAGGTGCTTCTCCAGAACATCCAAGACAGGCAAAGCCCAAGGCATAGTCTTCTCATTTAGGTCTCCCTTCAAGAACCCAAGCTCCTTACCTACAGCTACATGGGGACGTGTGATAACGATCTTGTCTATCTGCTTTGTGGTGTACAGATCAGAGGCATACGTTGCTGTAACATACGTCTTACCAGTACCAGCAGGGCCAAGGATAAATACCTGCTTATTCCCCTGTAGGGCTTCTATTAGAGCCTTCTGCTTTGTAGTCTTAGCGACAAGACCAGAGGTAGACTTTTTGTCGGCCCCCTTGTAGTTGGTCTTTCGTCTTGATCTAGTGGGCTTCTCAGGGAAGTCGTCCATTAGCGTTTTTCCTTTTCCAGTAGTTCCTTTAGTTCTGTGTAGCCACCAACATAATTTCCATTAGGGGTGAATATCTGGGGTACTGTGGTCATGTTAGCTTTCTTAATCAGGGTTAAGACCCATCTTGAGCTTTGGGAATGTACGTTGTACTCTGTGTAAGGGTAGCCACTGCCCTTTAGCATAGCCTTAGCTGCATCACAGAAGTTACATTGTTCACGGGTTATGATGGTGTACATGGGTTCTCCTAGTAAGCAGTTTATACACTTGCTTAGGTGCTTTGGTTACACTAGGTCTACGATTTCACAACTATCTCCAGAGCAAGCTAATGTCTGGCTACCTGCCGTGTTATCCTCTTGCTCGTATTCTGCAAGTTCATCCCAGTTAAGCTCAGATGGCATGAGAGACTTCAACTGTTCGTAGTCAGATTTACCACACTCTTGATACGGTGCTTGTTGGTATGTGTGTTCGTTATAAGGTAGGAACGACACACCTGACATCTCATCGAAGTGCTTGTAGACGAAAGCCCCAACCTCAAACCACTCATCAGACCTCACGTTAATTGTCACGGAGGGCTTATGCTCACACCATGAACGCTGGTAGGCTAACCACATCTCTAACTGTTCGATAGCAGTCATGTCAGATGTTGTCACAGCGTTGTCAGGAGACTTCATAGGAAAGCTAAACACCACAGTGGTATCAGGCTTCATAACACAAGGTTCATTTGGTATGCCACGATCCTTTAGGAAGTTAGTTAGCGGGTCTTTAATGTCTCCACGCACCGTGCGGATGTAATAAGGGCTGTGACGAGCGTGTATCCCACTAGCAGAATCAACGAGTTGGGAGACAGTGCCACTAGGTTTGACACAAGTGATAGCAGTAGCAACAGGGATACCAAGGCGCTCGGCCCATTCAGCATTAGTATTGATAGCGACATTCTTAAGATGCTCCAGTGTTTTAGCTAACCCATCATTCTTTGATGTCGTTAACGGATTGTCCATAATACCTGTGAGGCTAACCCCCAACAGGCGTTCTTCTTCTGTGTTGTCCTTCCATTCCTTCGACAGGTAAGGGAAGTGAGTGTAGGTACTTTGAATTGTACCCAAGATGGTAGCAAGTTTTACCTTACGCTCTAAGTCTTCTACTGTATCGGTAGCACGAATGACGCACTCCGTTAGGTTGCAAAACTGCGAATCACGCAAGATGATTTCGCTGCACGGATTCGTACCAAAGTCAAGGTCTGATTTACGGCGTCCGTTCTTAGCTGCTTGTACCTTAGCTGCCTCACGGTTGAAGATACCACGCTCACCACTGCCACTTTCCACTAGGGCTTGCCACTCACGCATGAAAGAGATGCTGTCTGGCTTCTCAGTATAGCTCACAGAGTTGTTAGCCAAAGCTCGTTGTGGATTGTTCTCCCACCATGCACCTGACTTAGCGTGACGCATACGGTCATCCGAAAGATTGCTCAATGAAATCATAGCTGAACGACGAACGCCGCCTACGACGACCACCTCACCGATCTTACACATGATGTCGTGACATTCGATAGAGGATAGCTTACGGCCTGTAGCACCCTTGAATGTGTGGACGACAAAGTTGAACAAGTCGATCAGAGGTGCTGGACCTGATGCGCGACCGCCAAAGGTCTTTAGTCTAGTACCCGCTGGACGTACCTTAGATACATCCCACTTAGGAACCTCACCGCTGTACAGTAGTGCAATTAACTGACGTAGAGCCTTAGCCCAGCCCTCTTTGCTATCCTTGACAACAATGGTGGTGTCACTGTTAAACAAGGCATCTGGAACCTCTGGCAGCTTGTTGATGTACTGTCGCTCAACTGAGAACCCTACGCCTGTACCACACAAAAGGATAAACATAGCTTGGTCGAAGCTCTTGATGTTCTTAACTGCACCGTAGCTACAGTTATACATAGCAGTATTGTCACGGAGGGCTGCTGGGCCAGCGGTCATAAGAGAGCGCATGGATGGCATAACGTCAAGCGATAGGATAGCTTGCTCAATCTGACGGATGTAACTGTCGTCCCCTGCCACAGGTTTTACGATGTTCTCCATGTAACGGGATACAGTCTCTTCCCAGGTCTCACGGCGTCCTTCTTTGTCTAGCCATCGTGCATAACGTGACTTGTGGATGAAAGACTGGTAGTCTGTTGGTAGTGTATTGCTCATTCGCCACGTCCTCGCATTGTTTTATCTTCTTCTAACCATACCATACGGTCAATGTCTTCTCGGCTAATTCCAATGTCCTTTAGTTCCCTATCGGACAGTTGGTTCAGTATCTTGATTGCCTGTCGATGCTCTGACCACATCACACAGTATCGCATGAACCTTACGAATATATTGTTTACCCATCTCTTCTTCATCGGTTATCCCCTGACCCCTTAATCACACCACGTCTTGCTCTGTCGTTTAACTTATCCATATTTACTTCCATGACCTCTGGCAGGTTACTGTAGAAGTAGTTAGCCAAGGCTGTCGTGTAGAACAAAACGTCACCTAACTCCTTGACGATCTCTTTCTGATTAACCTTGGTATTGTCACGGAGGTATTTCTTTACCTTCTCAGCTACCTCTCCAGCTTCACCTACGAGACCTAGCGCATTTTCCACTAGACGGGTCTCACCTTTTGTCGTGATCTTACCTTCAACCCAATAGGAATATTCCATCGGTGTCACATTCACAATGCTGAAAGCATCAATGTCTTCTTGAGTAATCATATCGTTCTCCCATAGAACTCTGTCTGTTTAGCGGGGTTTCTGGCTATATCGAACAGATACCAAGCGCAGTTGTCTTTACCTACGCTCTTACTATCCTCAATCCATTTGACCCTGCCTACGCTCACTACCTTGACACAGTAGGTCATCAAGATAGCTGACTGTTTCGTGTGCATCCAATCGGCATCAAAGAGTAGCCATGTTGGACACATCTGCATCCACCCTTCGATGAATGGGTGCAGTAGTTTTCTATCCCAAGGTGGGTTGGTGATACACAAGTCAGCACCACCGAAAGCCATATACAAGTTCAAGAAGTCTTGCTCACCCATGTTAATGGAATCATGTAAGCAAACCCTTGGGTCTCTAGGCTCAATGTCACAAGCAAAGATACACTCACTGTGACCATCCGTCAGACTATCTATATGGTCTATCAAACGCCCATCACCCGCACAAGGCTCGTAGTAATCAAACGAGTAAGGCAAGTGCGGGATCAGGGGTTCAACTGCTGCCCTTGGTGTTGGGTAGTAGTCCCTCGGTACTCTGTCGAAGTCACTACGTTTGCCCATACATAGCCTTTAGTCGTGACTGGGAAACAAACTCTGGATCGTACATACCGTCCTCTACCTCCCGTTTAACTACAATGCCTGACCACCACTCTTTGTTAGCTTGACCTGCCCAGCCCTCTGCTGCTCCCTTGTAGCACCCTGCAACCAAACCGATAACTCCATTAGGATGCGAAGCGTCTTTAAACTTAAGATCACGTTTATGGCTATGACCACAAGTAGAACTATGATGCCTGTGAGCCAGTAGTGCATTAGCATGGTGCATACCAGACATAGCAGACCCAAAGTTGCCACTACTAAAGAAGTGAGCGTATGAGACCCCATCGTAATCAGCAATCGCTGGAGCGGAGTTTTCATACTCGTGGTACTCATCGAACCATCTGTTCGTCTGTAGGTGGTCAAAAGATATGCCATACTTCGAGCCTTCAAGTCGAGGATCGTGTTTGATAGCTTTCTTAATCCTGTTCTCATGGTTCCCCTCAAACCCTATGTAAGCTGGTCGTTTTCGTCGGTGATGTCTGAACTTCCATCGAATACGCTCTTGTGCATCGTTGTAGTGTTCAATGTCTGCCTCGTAGCTCTGACTGACGATTGCCTCTGGGTAACGAGTGTCAAATGTATTTAATGACCGCATGTCAGCGCCATCACCCAAGTCAACGACATAATCAGGCTTGAGGTCATACAAGAACTCCCCTAACCAGTTGAACCTCTCGTTACTCACACTGGGATCAACGTGAGCGCACGAGAAGACTACTACTGTCTTTCCTGCCATTATGTTTCCTTTATCCATTCCTCTGGGATTAACTTGTCTGAGTACAGATAGCCATGCTTATCGCACCACATGCCTAACGTAGTCTTTGAGCCTTTGCTTATCTTCGCCTTAGAGTTAGAGAAGACAAACCGAATGTCAAGATCGGGGTGTTGCTTCTGGACTAACAGATGTTTCTTTCTGTCTGCTGCAACGAACCGTCCCTTGGATTCTATAATGATACCGTTGGGGAGTTCAAAGTCAGGTGTGTAGGTTCTAACCTCGTTAACCTCATACTTGATCTTGAACTCCTCATACTTGAACGGTACTTTAAGGCTCTTTAGTTGCTCCGATATACGATCCTCTAGCCCAGACCGATAGCCATGCTTTATGCCCCTTGAGGTGGCTCCCATAGCTGATCCTCGTACCGCCTTAGCCATAGTAACCTCGCATTTTCTATCACCCTCTCTGTGTCGCCATCGTAAGCCTTAACACACGTTTCCCAGAGGTCTTCTTCTGTTTCACAATGTGCCAGCATCTTCTCTGATGTCTTTGGCCCTACACGATGTAGACCCTTTATGTTATCAGCAGCGTCACCAGTTAGGATTTGCGTATAGAAGAACTTGATACCTGACCACTCGTCAACCTTAGTCCACTCACCTTTTACGAAGTTAAAGTGCCAACAAGGAAGCTGTAGCATATCTTTATCAACAGATGCAACAACACAGTTATACCCTGTCTCTGCCGCCCCCTTTGATATTAGATCATCAGCCTCTTCGTTGACACTAACGATAGCATCCCAGTTATTAACCATATGCTCTCGTGTCGTACCTAAATACTTTGGCTTTTCTGATGCGTTCCTATTTCCCTTGTACGGGTGGGATTTAGCAATGTCATGTCGAAAATTTGTCTTACCAGTTAGGTACGTTTCGTAGTCCTCTGGAGATGGGAAGGGAAGATCAATGGTCTGATCTAAGATGTACTCAATGAGATCATCAACCTTCTCTTCCGCATCTCTTTCAGTAAGGTCTTGAGTGGCAAAGGCTGCACGATAGGCTATGATGTCACCGTCGATTAGAACTTTGCCTTTGCTCACTTACATCTCCCCGAAGGTGACTGTACCATCGTCCTTCTCGAACCCTACGTCAGTTACATAACTGTAACCTGCACCTCGCATAGCATCAGCTAGGAACTGAGACATTGTGTAGAGATCGAAGACACCATCTCGTGATGCGCTGGAAGAACCTTCGATGCCATCCTCTTCCTTGTCGTAGTAAAAGTTTATGTCTACTCTCATATTTAATCCACCATAAATAGTTCGTCGTCTTCACTAGGGCTTGCACCCTCGTAAGACACATGGTCTGTTACACCAACAGCAAGTAGCCGTAAACCCGCACCGTTTGAGTAGGTCTCAAACTGCACCTTAGCTCGTGTGCCGTTACCTAGCTCCCCATCTTCTTCTAACGACCACCAAGTCTTGTTCTCGGCCCCGTTAGTTAGGTTGACTACCTTTGGCGCACCACCGAAGTCTACCTCAGTCTCCTTCCCGTTCTTATCACTGAATGTCATCTTGTGATCGTGCATCCGTGCTAACTTAACGAACTTACCAATCCCAAAACTATTGCCCTCCTTTACTCGGTCGTTGCCAAGGGGCTTAGGTTCCATCCCAGCTTGAAGCAGTTCCTCTATCTGCTCTTCGCTGGTGAAGTATGCGTTAACAACGTACTGCCCGTTATGCCTTGCAGCTTTCTTTGCGGCGCTATTTTTATCCCCGCCCATATCTCGGTTTTCTTCAAACACTCTCGGGTACTCAAGAACCATGTCCATTGTGTGTTTAGCCATCTTACTCTTCCTCTGTTTAAGCTGCTGGTTTGCAGCACTGGTAATATACTATAGGGATACATTTCGGGATTTTAGACACTACTTTTGATATTTATTTTCACATTAGTGAATGTCAGCGTAAGTCTTCCCAAATTGTACGTCTGTCCCTAGCGGTACGTTTAGATTTATCTCGTGGTTTACATTGTTCATGCTCATCTGCATGATGTTTTCTGTCTTATCTTCGTCCCCTTCTTTTGTTATAACGATGATCTCATCGTGGAACTGACCGATAGTCTCTAGTCCCATACCACGACATTCCTTAACCCAAGTGTCAAAGCAGTAGACACCAGTACCTTGGTTGAGCGTACTGAAACGATCCTTGTCGCTGCGTAAGCTATACCAGAAGCCTGAAACGGGGTTCTTAAGCCACATACCGTTGAACAACTCACGGACACGCAACGAGCTTGCTACCTTCTCAATAGCCCAGTTACGAGACCAGAAGGCTTCCAGTAGCTTCTTAGCCTCAGACTTACTCATACCTGTCTCACGGGCCAGCTTAGGCGCTCCTACACCGTATGTAGCACTATAGTTAACCACCTTGTAATTCTTACGGAGGGCTTTGAGTGAACGCTCCCCAGAATTATGTTTGTCGATGTCATCTTGAGTGATAACACCAGCGTGTAGAGCCAAGTCTAAGTGTGGGTCAAAGCCCTCTTTACTCATGGCCTCCACATAGTCAGGGTCTAGTGGTTTCATATAGTGACGCTTAGTTGTGTCCTCCAATGATGTCATGTCAGCACCAGCTAACAGGTAGCCATCAGGACACGTTAGACACCCACGGATAACATCACCGTATGGCTTATCTACTCCTGGAAGGTTAACCAAGGGTCGATAGTGCTTGAACCGAAAGGTGTTCGTTAGCCCTGCGATACTAGCCTCTAGCCAACCATCCTTGTGGCACTCTAAGAAACTCTTAAGAATACCAGCACGGTGAGTAAGAACTGTAAGGCCATCAAGAAGGTCAACAGCAGGGTCAACCTCTGCAAGCTCTTTGACACTTGAGCATAACTCCCCATTCTTTCTAACTTGTTCAATCTGTCGTTCATCGCCTGTCGCCTTATCTCTAGTAAACTTATATGTCCGTGGTTTCCAACCTAACGAATAGAGCCAGTCTTTGACCTGATCGTTAGAGTTAGGGTTCCCACGCTCTTCGCCTGTCTTAACGACAAACTGCATGGTTGTCTCAGGTTGCTTGCACTCCTTACATAGTTCCACCCATCGTTGACCGTGAGAGGATAACTCACCGTCTTTCTTGTGCATAACCTTTGGTCGTGCTGCTACACGAGTGAGTGTACGCTTAGGCATAGCATCAGCCAGTTGCTCAACCTTCTCTACCTTAAGTGCCATGATCTCGTCGTAGGCTGCTTGAGCTTTGTCTACGTCCAATTTCCACCGCAGGGTCTCTTGCTCTTTAGCACAGTCTAGCTTGAATGTAAGGTAGTCGATCAGACGATCCTTATCTGCCTCTGCATCTTTGTACAGCTTGTTGAGCTTAAGCTCTAAGTCACGCCAAAGACGATTGTTGATCTTAACGTCCTCATCGCACCTGTGAGCGTACTCTTGTGGTGTCAGGGTGTTCCAGTCCTTGATAACTGGTTTGGGTACTCCATAGTCCTCTCCGTAGCCCTCAAGGCCATGCTTCATACGGTCATGGTGTAGATACCAAGATAAAGCTAGAGTGTCGATCAAACGAGCCTTTACCTTGATGCCTAAAACCTTTTCCACCGCTGGGATGTCAAAGCGCACATGATTGTGACCAACTAGAACTTTGCGTGTGGCAAAGAACTCACGCATTTCATCGTAGTCGTGCGTGTGATGTACCGTCTTACCATCATCTGAATAAGACAAGACATGAATCTTGGTCAACTCATCTAATAGACCGTCTGTTTCAATGTCATATACTGCTGTCATATTTTACATTACCTCTGTAAGTGTGAAGGTGTCAGTGTTAAACCGCATCATCCCTGCGTTACCTTCTTCTGAACAGGGTCGGTTCTTTTCAATAGACAGGTACGTTGTGTTACGCTCCTGTATATCATCAGCCTCTTTGTCGCGTTTCAAGTCGATGATAACCGAAGCACGTTGACCGATCATACGACAGTATTTCATCTGACCATCATCGTTAGTGTGAGCGATAGTTACGATACCTACGTTTAACTCAGCCGATAGCTTCGATAGTCGCACCGATAGATCAGCCAACATTTGCTCTTTGCTCTCGTCAGATGAACCCACAAGCACATCTTGGATAGGCTCAAAGAATACAAACTTAACACCACAAGCTACAGCGAAGTAACGTATCTGGTCGATCAGATCGTCAGCACCTTGACCATCACTAAGGTAAAACTGGTAAAAGTTCTCGTCCTTCGTCAGTTTACCGATAGCATCAATCACCTGATCCTCTGCGCCTTTCTCATCAATCAAATCCCTGCGTGTAAGATTGTCATTACATTCGTATGACACGAGACCTAACAGTGATCGTAGCTTTGTTTCCTCCAAGTGCCATGCAGCAATAGGAACCTCACGTTGTAACATATTGTACTCAAGGAACCGCATGATCTCCGTCTTGCCGATACCCGTGGGTGCTTTGATTACCGTGAAGTGACCCTGCATGAGACCCATGATCTTATCGTCTAACGCTTGGATACCTGTTGGTACATACTGGAACTCAGGTGTATCCTTGTACAACGACAAGAAGTCCTGTGTGCTGTTCATCACATTCTCAGGTGTGAACTTACGGGCGTTCCACCATGCACTCTTGAAGTCAGCGGCTTTACCTGCCTGTAGGAACTCATTGGCATCTTTGTATGGTCGATGGTCAACACGATAGACCTTGTTGGGGAACAGCTTTGCTACACGGTCAGCAAGAGCGTTACCAGCGTCATCATTGTCAACCGACAGGATGATCTTCTCGAAACTATTGAGCCAATCCGCACAGTTCTCCCAGAGCTTCTTGGAGGGCGTAGCAGAGGGTAACGACACAACTGGGTTGGTGTACCCGCTCTTGAGTATTTGTGCCACTGAGAGGGCGTCTAGTTCACCCTCAGTGATAGTTACCATCTTGGAACTACCTGCGGTAAAGAAGTTCATACCGAAGAGTTCATCACCCTTGAAACCTGCTTTAGCGTAGAAGCCTTTCTCGTCTAGCTTACGAACTTTAATTCCCCCGCTGGGGTACACATACTCCTGACGATCTTCGTAGGTTAGGACACCGAAGTCCTCCATCGTCTTGCTGTTGATGCCACGCATGTTAGCGTATTTTCCATCGGACGTATCTTCTGGTGTAAACGAAACAACAGCTTTTGGTGTAAACGACAAATTATTCCCTCCTTTTGTTGGGTACTTTTCTTTAGCCCACCCGAATGTTTTTCCACTGGACGGGTAGCCTTGGTTGCAAGCGTGGCACTTGCCGAAACCCTCAGTGTTATAACTGAAGGCATCGGAGGAGCCACACGTTTCATATGGACAGGGTTGGTGTGCATGTTCAGCCATGTGGCTCTCTCCTTGGGTTTACGCTGCTTCTCGTAGTTCTTCTAGGGCTTCATCAAAGGATAGGACATCTAAATCTTGAGTGTCTCCCTTGTAGATAGCTACTACCTTTAGGTCATAGTCGATGGTATAAGTTCCGCCATATATGTCCATCATCTTCATGCAGTATTTCTCTAGGTCTTTTTCCATTGGTTACTCTCCTTTGTTTTACTTAGAACCTATCAGATACTTGTACCCTACTTCTTTGTACAGGTGGTTCATCTTTACACGACCTTGGCCCTTTTCTATCTCCGCATCCCTCTGACCAAAGAAAACGTCAGCCTCATTGTCAAGAAGCCAGCGCATAGTCATCTGACGGTCAAGCTCGTAAGAATGAAACGTAGTGTTAAGCAGTGCTTCCATGTCATCACGTTGGTGCTTCCAAACGTGCGCTCTGACCACGTTAGCATCTGACGCACGAATGTTCCTTGCACCCTGACGGATAAGTAAGTTAACTCCCATTGGCTTACGATCATTGAGTTCAAATAAGTCGAGTGTCTGTTGGTAATAGCTCATTGTCGGGTCTCCTAGCTTAAGTTTTGTTTGTTTGTGCCTTCGAGTGGCAACTGTTCACATAGCTCTATCAAGATGTCGGACATCTCATGTAGTGCCGGTATTTTGATATTTACGACATCATCATGTATAGCTGAGTATAGGTACATCATAACGTCACGCCTATCAAACTTACTGATTAACTGTTCCATAGCTACAACAAGGTTAGTTGCTGATACATCTACGGTGCAATGCTCTGTACTTTTGACGTGAGCATTTAAGTCAAACACATTCGGATTATTCTCCATCTCCCTTCGTTTCTCTTCTGAACGATCCCAAGCCTCCCTAGCAGCCTCTACAGGGGTCTTTCGTTTCTCTTTAACGTCTTCAAGTATGTCACCGTAGTCAGGGTTCTCTTGTACCTCTTTGTACCCTGCCTTAGCTTGCTGTACTTCTGCAACAGTTACGGGTTTATCTAACGACACAATCTCATCACGCAATTCCTCTGGGGCTGACAAAAGTGCCTCTACAGCATCATGACTAAAGTTTTTTGCAGTCCACTGCAATTTTCTTGCCCTATTAATTTTGTAAGCGTAGTCCTTAGATATACCACAATCCTTAGAAAACTTACCGACAAACCCTGCCATCTTACTGTTATCTGATAGGTAAATATCAGCCGCTTTGTTCATCCATTCCAACTTTCTGTGGAAAGCACTGCCCATGTCAACATCGGCTTGCTTGAAGCCATGTATGCAATCTTCCCAAGAGTGCATAACGACATCAGAAGATTTACTCATCACCATGTCGTAGTAGTCATCATCGTCCATACTTACGTTCCTTTCTTATGTTATAACTAATAGTAGAAGTAACTAAAGTCATAACTTATGTAAACCCTACACTTACCTATAGGGATACTTTTTTAATTCTTAGACATCACGAATTGTTACAGAACTGACTTTCGTAACTTAGTTAAGGCAGTGTCCTCCCTTCGTGACACCCACTTCTGGTGTTTGTCTAACATATCCGCCACCTCATGTTGTGTCATGTCGCTGTAATAACGTAACTTAAGAACACTCCATTCTTCTGCCGTTAATTCTTCTATCGCCACATTTATGACATATCTTACGAACTCCTTATTCTCATATCTTTCAGTATGATCTTTCTCTGAGCCATTGTGTTCATCACTGTATTGACCAGAGTTAGACGACAAAACAGACTTTAGCCACTTATGACCAACCTCAGACATATTACCCACCTCACTGTCGTCTATGTCGTGTGTGAGCCTACGGGAAATATTGTGCGCTGGTACTGTAACAGGTAGCACATCAAGGTTAAGGTAATCGTGCATACGCCTCTTAGCCTCCCTGTAGAGGTGCGCTGGATGTACCTTCTCATCGTCAGCCAATATCTCGTAACACTTTAGTACACCCTCTTGTACCATGTCATCACGGTGTGAGGGAGAGTTAAACCTGTTGGCTAACTTCTCGCACATACCTACGATCTCAGGCCCAGTTAAGCTCATACTCTACCTCCAAGTTTTCTAACTCCCGCTGTCTCTTTCGGATCAGATACACAGCTTCCTCGACTGTGACATCCTCAGACTTATCCAAAGCCTTTATGATTTTCTTTAGCTCTTCTCTAGTCATAGCTTGTCCTTACCCTCCAGTTGATTGATACGCATTTGTGCATAGCGGATGACCTTCTCAAGGTCTGTGATCTCGCACTGAGCCTTACTCATTCCCTCGTAGGGCTTGTACCCTGCACGACTGGCATACTTGATGATATTCCCACGCCAGAACTCAAAGCCATTCATCATAATGTATGTGATAGGTTCGATCTTCCACCGTGCGTAGTGCTTAGGTTCATTCACGATGTCTGCTGTATGCTCTGCCATTACGTTCTCCTTAAAGTTCTCTTGTTCTGCTATCAACTTTCGCCACTCACTGTTTATCACGGAATACCTCCTCATACTTGAAGAACAACTGCTCAAACTTCCACTCGTATAGCTGTTGCATACCCATCAAGGTGTTCATCATTTCATCGTGCGTAGGCTCACGTTCACCGTCACCGATCTGCCTAAAGACAACCTGTAGGTCATCACAGACGTGCCAACAGTCCATTATCATTGGCTCTAAGTCATACAGTTTAGCCATCACCATTCTCCTCTTCACCTGTAACCAAGAAGTATCTGGCAATTGCCTTTCCGTTACGGGTTTCTGTTACCGAGTTAATACCATATCCATCATTCCTCAAGAAACCAATATAAGCAGCTAAACGGGTAATACCATATTGACTGATTGCTTCCCAAGAGGTGAACCCATCAGGGTTATTTTGTAAGTGGTTAAGTACTTGTTGTTTTTGCGTAACGTCAGGTTTCATTGGTCTTTCTCCTCCAATAATGCTGCCCAAGAAACTGGGAACAACTCTTTCATCTTCTCACTGATCTGGTCAGCTACAATGCGTGTCTCCGCCTGTGTATCAGGCTTACAGCGTAGGTTACACATCTTCGCTATGGCCCCTACCGTTCCGCTCCAGAACCACTCAGTGTACATACTCTGGGGTAGTACCATACGAGCCATCTCTGGGCTTACACCCTCGTCAATTAGCGTCTGATACGTCTGGAACTGTCTGTGCCACTGTACCTCTTGGTCTAACTGAATGTTAACGACACCATCAGACCCTTGCTTCTTGTCCTCAGATTTACCCCGCCACACCTCTGGCTCATAAAACTGAATATTTTCAGTTGTGTAGCGCCTAGATATTTCATTCCAAGGCATATACTCGTGTTTCTGGAGTTGCCGTGCTACAAACATAGGCGCACGACATTGGAACGTAACCCATGTGTGGTTAAAGGGGCTGATGTGGTTATGCTTGGCAAGGTATCGGATCAACTTAGCGTCCTTCTCCTTTAGCTTAGGTGGCCCCCAAAGATCATCCTCCATCTCACTACGCTTACCAAATGATACCCTAGCACTGTTTACGACCATAAGGTCAGAGCCAGCGTGTTGAACGTAAAATGCTTTAATCATCTACCTGTACTCCTATACATTCGATTGTCTCTTGTTTATCATTGACCATAACCGAAGCATCCCTCAGTGCAGTCCCGCACATGGTTTCATTATCATACGTTCCCAAGTGGTAATACCTTACGCCAGTCTCAGGAATAACGACAAACCATATTAGTATAAAGATCGTATTCATTAGAACGGCACCTCTCCATTTCTACTGCGGGGGTCATTGAAGTAACCCTTCGCCAGATACGTCAGACGTGGATCAAGGAGTTCCTCTAGCTCACGGATGATTGACTTGGGACGGATACCCATCTCTTCCAAGTGTTTCTCAAGTGTCATGTTAAACATTCTCATTTCCCTTCGGGTGCTGTGTAAAAAACGTGTGTGCCAATGCGACCATCTCGGTGGTAACTTTTGGCCCAATATGGTGATACTGAGATAGTATGATAGTGGGTAGAAGTCAAGCCAATACGATCACCTTTTAGCACTGACTTAGCTATTGTCTCAGCTATATCAATCGCTTGTCTGTCGAATACATTGCCATTGTACTTGTGATAGTTATCAGATTTTCCATCGTGGGTGAACGAGAACTGCTTGTGTTGGAAGACAACGGCACAGATTTCGTCGGGCCAACGGGGTGATTCTACCCTAGTCATAACGACCTCAGCAACGGCCCTCTGTCCTTCCAGAGGTTCACTACGGCTCTCAAAGAAGACCGCTGCTGCAAGACACAAAAGGGGTGTCATTCGATCTCACTGCCCATAGCAAAGATGTGACGACCGCCAGCCTTCATAGCCAGCACACGGTCAAGACAGAAGCTCTTGTACTTGGGCTTCTCACCATCCTTACCCACGAACATGGGGATCAGGTTGTGAGCCTTTAGAACGTCAGCAGCCTTACGACCACGTTCACCACCCACAAGGTATTTCTTGACGTTCAAGCGACCATTGTATGTACGCTCCTCGTTATCTTTGGTCAGGAACTTAACGGTGATGAACTCGTTAGCGTTCTCTGCCAGTACCATGCTTACCATGCGTGTATCTAGTGTCATATCAATTACTCCGCTGTTTTGTTAACGACATATATTGGTGTCTTGGGAGATAGCTCCCGTAGTACCTTGGCCTTCTGTTCAGCCTGTAGCTTTGTCATGGTGGGTAACGCAAGTCGCATTACGATACCATTGACCTCAGTTGCTAGTGCGAATTGGTTCATGTGGTTCTCCTTATTTCCACTTACGGTTCTAATTGATTCGCTCAGGTGTGTCAACCTTAACTGGTGAACCCGACCAAGATTTAACCGACATCCAATCGAAGGTATAGTTCTCACTGATGTGATCCAATGCAGCCCAGTATTCTGCTGCTTCCCTTGAGCTTTCGTCCCAGACCCAAACACAAGGGATATTACAGATGCGGAACTTCTCAATCTCACCACAGTGAAACATCATCTCAACATCAGCATCGACCAAGATGTTAGTGTAACGATCAAACGCTTGCTCTTCTGCGTCTTGAAATAGTGCGTTTACTTTTCCCATTAGATTACTACCTTTTCTTCTGTTACAGTTACCTTGTACACCTCAGCACAATCATCGTCAAGAGCGCGTTGTGCATATTCTGTACAATCTTTTAATGTTCCCTCGTGGTATAAAGTTCCATCAAGGTATAGTTCATAGTATGTCTCACGAATTTCCATCAGCGAATCCCCTTTGCTATATTCTCATACTCTACTAACTCAAGGAGGTCGTCAAGTTTATCGTGGATGTCTTTCAGGCTATCTTTCACACGATCCATGTCATCCTTAGCATCTATTAGATACTCGAATAGGCTGTTGATCTTGTCCTGCTTGGTGACAGACGTATCATATTCTGGCGTGTGGTTGACGTTGATACCACGATCAATGTCGTTCTTATATTCCCCTGCACGGGCTGACGCTTCCTGTGCGTCCTGCATGATTGCCTTAAGTTCTGCTAAGATATTTTCCATTGTATTTCTCCTTAATTCCCACGGTGGGGGTCAACTTATAGAATCACTCTCGCATTTTCCACTGGTGGGGTCAACAGAATTATTTCCACTGATGGGGTGACTCTCATTTTCCACTGTGGGGGTCATTTTCCACTGGAGGGGGTACATGAGTGATCGCTTATATAAACACATGCTTATATTCGAATATTTGTATATGTTTATATGCTTATATATGGATATACTTATATAAGACCGTATACGATAGTATGCGATGGTATACGATGGTATGCGACAGTATGCGATTAACGTATACGATGGTATACGATGGTATACTTGCGTATACTTTGGTATACAATCGGGTGTGGTATTTTTACAACGTGACATTCTTGCAACGTGGCATTTTTACAACGAATCTGTCAAGCTGAAATATACTATTGACTCTTTCATATTTACCTAAGTTTTTTGTTTATGATTCGTTCTCGGCCAATAAGCTATGCAAAAATTGACATAGGTATGCACAAAACGCATAACTAAGTTTTGATTCGGCATCCCCCATTATTTAGCGCGATTCGTTATGGGAGTCCATAGGGCCTGAAACCCGATTTAAGCCCGTTTTAAGCCCGAAAGGATTCCCGGTCACTCCAACCCATAAAATTGATTCCCCGCGCTCTATGCGAGTCAATCCCTTAAATGCGACATAAAAATGCCTTCTCTATATAATAGGGCTTGCAATACCCGGCGAATCGCCTTTAATGGTTCCTAAGCAATGACGCTTCAATTCCGATAAAAGGAACCAACACAATGTTACATGAATATAAAAACCAGTTTCACATTGACTCCGTTAGTGAAACGGAAAGCGGCAAATATTTTGTTGATTTTATTTTTCCCGCGACTGGCTCAAGAATTACGGTTAAAGTAAACCGTGCAGATTATAAAACATTTGCGGCGGCAATGGATATGCAAGGTCATTTTCCTATGGAATCAATCGCAAAATCCATGGGTAAATGTAAATCTGCCAAAATATTTGGGGGACGTTCATAATGACACAATTAGATCAAAACATAATCAAAGGGCTTGAGGATCAAGTAATCGCGCGAGTCTATACCCGTAAACGCAAGGGCGTTAATAAAACCGCGACATTCATGGAAAGACTCGCCGTTATTCTTGCCAAGCTAACTGGCCTTTTATATTTCGGATTCTTGTGCTTTTGCGTAGGTTACTTTTCAACGCTATATTTTGACGGTCTCTTATTTGAGATTCCCGGCCTTGTGTCATATTGGATTGATTTTGGGAGGACTCAATAATGACAAATTACAATGGCTATACATCCCGCGCCCAAGTAATCCGCGCACTACGCGCTAAGGGCTTTACCTTTTCAACCGCCTTAGGCGCAACGGAATCCAATCCCAAACTAGCCAAAGGCGCTAAACTCGGAGTCTTATCAAAACCGCATAATCTCGCACCGGGTAAGGAGTCGGGTAAATGGAATCTATGCTCAAGCGCGAGTCCCGGTTGCCTTATCGCTTGCCTAAATACCGCCGGGAATCCGATATATTTACGCGCCAAATTATCGGCAAGAATTCAACGGACTCACGCTTTCATGACAATGCGCAAGGCGTATATCGCTTTAATGGCGTTTGAGCTTGAATCGCATGAAAGAAAGGCTAAGGCGCTTAACATGGTTCCCGCATGGCGGCCTAATACAACAAGCGATTATCCTTTCCAATCGGTTGCGCTAACGGTTAACGGCAAGCCCTATGCGAGCTTGATTCATTACTTTGACGGGATAGAGGCCTACGATTACACAAAGGTCACTAAAAAGGCCTTACAATGGGTAAAGGGCGCATTGCCTAGTAATTATCATATTACTTTTAGTAAATCGGAAATTAACGACTCTTGCGTCGATAAGGTACTAGAGTCGGGCGGCAATGTTGCCGTGGTTTTTGAGAAGGTATTACCCGCGACATATAAGGGAATCCCGGTGATAAACGGCGATGAATCTGACGTTAGGTTTATGGATAGACCGGGCGTTGTTGTAGGGCTTAAGGCCAAAGGTGAAGCCAAGGCGGATTCCAGCGGTTTTGTGGTACGGGAGCTGGTGCAATGAATAGCGACACAAGAAAACATGGTAGCCCATATGATAGAGGCGCGGCGGATTCATACTATGGCCGCCCATATGCGCCGCATTACTGGCCCGAAGGTACTTACAAGGGCTTTCCCGTCTTATATGCTGACATGACAACGGCACAAGTAAGAGAGTATTACACGGGCTTTCACGATAACGAGTCAGAGGGTAATTTTAAGTATTGGGGAGATGAATAACATGAGTAGCGACAAATTGAATCTGTTAGCAGAATATGAGGGCCATGCTAGTCCAATGGATATGTTTGAATCTATAGGGCTAGTGGATAGCGTCCCGGCGATATGTATGAATCCCGGTTGCGATTATACAACCGATTATGAGCCGGATATAACCAACGGTTGGTGCGAGTGCTGCAATACGCGGTCGATGAAAAGCGCCTTCGTATTGGCGGGATTTATATGATGGAATGGAGAGTCTATATTCTAACGGGCGGCAAGCGCTTTTGCTATCATGCTACGCGCAGCAAGGCCGAGGCACTCGACAAACTAGCGGTATTAGAGCGGCGGCACGATTCACGTTATCAATTCGAGATTGAACCCGTGACATTCTAACGCCCTATTTCGGACACAATTAAGACACAATTAGGCTGGCCTTAGTGCTGGCCTTTTTGTCGTTATGTCATGCGGTTATTAACTGTTATACTATAACATAACACTTGAATCACGCTAGTTTGAAACTGGCGAATCACTTGCGGGATGTGGGCGAATCGCTTATCCTTTGTCAAGTTTTTCTTTTGTTTACTCACGTTTTGTTACAGTTTTGCACGTTTTTGTAACATTTGGTAAACTTTCGCTTGGGACCCTTGACATCATGGGCGAATCATTTTTGTGGCCCCCTTAACACCACCTGAATCCAAAACCAAAAATTACTTTTGACCCTACCATAAGCCCACCCACCACGTTCAAACGGGCGTTATATCTGGAGTACCCACCAAGGTACATATCGGCGGTAATCCGCTTACGTTATCACGAATTGTTAGAAAACGGTAATAATACTCACGAAAACACGACAAAAAAAGAGAAAATACTTTCGTTGTAAAACAAATGATTGTAAAATAGTTGACAAAAAGTAAAAATAAAGTGTCTAAGATTCGAATTTGTATCCCTATAGTATAATGAGAGAGAGAGTAACTTAAGTTTTAACGTAAATTATTATCACTACGATTTATACTACTAAGCTATATAACGTAAGTCATAACTATAGTTACTCCCCTCAAGAATCACTCCTACAAGTTGAACCAAGAAGTATGAAATCATAGTATAACTTAAGTTACAAAGTTCTTGCCGATTGACTGTAGGTAGTGGTATCGACTACCCACTTAAGTTACCCCTAATCTTGTCGTTAATAGCCCGTAGGGCGGAGACTGTCGTTATGATCCCAGCATTACCTTATAGTAAGCTCGTAGAGAAGCACATCTTGGAATGTATCCAAGGTGGCATAGGGATTCGTCAGATGATTTCCTCAATGCAACACCTACAGGATGCCCCAAAGTCTTTATCCACTATGTACAAAATCTATGGGTCGTTCATTGAGATGGAACGAGCGAAGATCAATGGTGCTGTCGGTAAGAGGGTCATAGACCAAGCCTTAGATGGTGACTTTAAATCACAAGAGTTGTTCCTACGATCCAAGGGTGGCTGGAGTCCAACTCAGACTAACATTGAAGTTGAGCAAGAGACTGACCCCGACCTAGACGAAAGTGCTGTTGACACACTTATGTCGTTACTTGGATATAACACAAATGGCCCCGAAGAAGAATCCACCTGTTCCTGTGAGGAAGATAACTGCCGATGCTCTTAGGGGATTACCTCAGAGTAAAGTTAAGGACATCTTCGATCAACTAGGGCCACTCAAGACCGAAGAGCTAAAGCATGACTGGATGTTCTGGGCTAGAGACAACCAACTGGAGCCTCAGAATGACGATTGGAACACTTGGTTTATTAACGCTGGTCGTGGATTTGGTAAGACTAGGTCAGGGGTTGAGTGGGTTCGAGATAATGTTAAGCGTGGTGTTAAGCGTATAGCTGCTGTAGCTTCCACTAACTCAGATATTGAACGAGTTATGGTCAAGGGTGAATCTGGTTTCCTATCGGTATGCTGGAAGGGTGACAAGACATACGCAGGTAAGAAGATGGGGTTCCCTGAGTGGTCTCCAACCAAGCGTACACTAACATGGGAGAATGGAGCGCAAGTACAGTTCTTCTCCGCTGAGGAACCTGAGCGCCTCCGTGGGCCACAGTTTGAGTTAGCATGGTGTGATGAGACTGCTGCTTGGAACAAGGACATGGACACTTGGCAGATGCTACAGTTCTGTATGCGTCTGGGTAAACATCCAAGGATCATGGTTACGACCACCCCTAAGCCCACTAAGTTAATCCGCCAGATACTCAAAGACCCTAAGACTGTCGTTACCACGGGTAGTACCTTTGATAACTCAGCCAACCTAGCTAACACATACCTCACTGCTGTTAAAGAGCAGTACGAAGGGACTAGACTAGGTAGACAAGAGCTTTACGCTGAAGTCCTAGAAGAAGCTCAAGGAGCCTTGTGGACTACCGTAATGCTAGATGATGCCTCAGTCAAACATGAGGCTGTCCCAGACCTTTCCCGTATTGTCGTTGCACTTGATCCCGCTGTCACTGCCAATAAGGAGAGTGACATGACGGGTATTATTGTCGCAGGTATTGACATTAACGGTATTGCCTACGTCCTCGGTGATTATACTGATAGGTTATCACCACAGGGTTGGGCATCTAAAGCTATTCAACTGTATCACCACTACCAAGCTGACCGTATTGTAGCGGAGGTTAACCAAGGTGGTGACATGGTTAAGCAGACGATCCACGGAGAAGACCCTACAGTACCTTATAAGGCTGTTAGAGCATCCCGTGGTAAGTTCGCTAGGGCTGAACCTGTATCGGCATTGTACGAGCGTGGTTTAGTTAAGCATGTGGCTAATCCCCCTGATGGGGCTTCGCTGAACGAACTAGAGACACAAATGAGAACATGGGAACCACTAGGGTCGATTGGTTCCCCAGATAGACTTGACGCCTGTGTATGGGCAATTACAGACCTCTCACTTAACGGATATGCGAAACCCAAACTGACCCTCGCTTACTCAAGTGCCAAGGGACTTTCACAGAAATAATAATGGAACCTACCTCATGGTTAAGAAGCTCTCAGAGGCCAAAGCTAAGGCAACCCTTGGCGTAGCTGGCGATAACACACATAACGGTCAAATCCGTGCTGATGAGTTTCTCCCTGAACTGCGTGGCAAGAAAGCTATACGCAAGTATCGTGAGATGCGTGACAATGATAGTACCGTTGGCGCTGTTATGTATTCTGTGGAGCAAATCCTTCGTGATGTTGACCTTCATGTAACTCCAGTTGACGACAGTGATGCAGCTAAAGCGGAAGCTGACTTCGTTAAGAGCGTTCTTGATGACATGGATCATACACTAGATGACCACATTGCAGAAGCCTTGTCGTTTCTGTCGTATGGCTTTGGTTGGTTCGAGGTTATCTACAAGCGGCGTGTTGGCCCTAACGAGCGTTCTGACAAGAAAAACTCTAAGTACACAGATGGACGTATTGGTGTGCGTAAGATCGCAGCCCGTGCGCCTTGGACTATCAACAAGTTTGATGTCGATCAGAAGACTGGGGATGTTCTAGGTATTGAACAGTCAGTTGGCCTTATGGCAAGCAGAAACTATATCCCACTTAATAAGTCCTTGTATTACCGCACTACCTCAATAAATGGTGATCCAAGTGGACGTAGTATTCTTCGTAACGCTTATACTTCTTACGAGTACCTTAACAACTTACAGGCTATTGAGGCCATTGCGGTTGAACGAGAACTTGCGGGTATTCCTGTCGCTCGTATTCCCGCTGAGTATCTTTCTGGGGACGCTTCTTCTGCTCAGTCAGGATTTGTACACAACTTGCAGCAAATCTTACGAGACGTTAAGTTCAACGAGCAAGGTTACATTATACTGCCTTCCGACACCTACCCCGATAAAGACGGAGCGCCTTCCTCCACTAGATTAGTTGACATTGAGCTTATGGCATCCAATGGTAAACGCAACATTGACATTAACCCAATCGTAAGTCGTTACCAGCATGACATTGCCCGTAGTGTCCTTTCTGAGTTTCTTCTGCTTGGTTCCTCTGGGGGTTCTTATGCTCTCTCCAAGTCGAAGACAGACCTGTTCCTCCGTGCGCTTGAGAGTTACATCCAAGCAATCGTTGACGTTCTCAACAAACAGTTGGTCGAGCGTCTTTGGCAGTTGAACGGTCTGAATTATGACCTGATGCCAACTATCGAAGCTGGTGATGTCGCTCCGCACGATCTCCGTGAGGTTGCAGCTTTCCTCCGTAACTTGAATGGCGCTAACATTGACGTATCCTCACACCCAGAGGTTGTTAAAGACCTTATGGACATAGCTGACTTAGAGTATGACCCTGATGTTGGTCAACCCACTACAGTTGAAGAGGAAGAGTAACAATGGCAAGTTTATCAGACAGAGTATTTGACAATGGCCTTTCTGTGCTAGACACAGAGGCAAATGCTATACACATTACTTCACAAGAAGCCACAACGTATGCTGAGGCAACTTCCACCTACACACTTGGTAATTCTACTACACTTTCTATCGGCGAACCTGCTGATCGTTCTGGCGGTGGTCGTGAAGTTACTGTAGCGGCTTTATCTGACGGTTCTGTGACAGGTACAGGTTCCGCCACACACTTTGCCATAGTAGATACCACAAACTCACGATTGTTAGCTACTAACACTCTCTCAGCTTCACAGTCTGTAACATCTGGTAATACTTTTTCACTGGGGTCATTCTCTGTCGGTATCCCTGATCCTGCATAAGAGGTGACTCATGGTCAAGTTATTAAATAGGGCCAAGGTGTCAACCAGCACGACTGGTACTGGTGAGCTAGTAGTTTTAGGTTCTGCTGATACAGGCTATAGAGATTTTTACTCAGCGGGTGCTGTCACTGGAGACGAGTTAAGGTATGTAGTTGAGGACGGAGATAATTGGGAAATAGGCACTGGCATAATCTCAGGTATGCCCACAGGATTAAGTGATAGCCTATTCAGTGTTTCTGGTCAATCTGGTTCGTGGGTTCAAAGAACGGTAAACCTATCCGCTTATGCGGGAGCAACCGTAAGGTTAGTTTTCAGCCATCAGGTTGCTGCTAGTGGCACAGCTTTCTTTGCTGACCTTCAGTTAGATCAAATTGCTGTAGATGGAACAACTTACAGTTTTGAGTCAAGTACAGAGAACTTCCAGACTACCTCAAGTGGCAGTTACACTAACTACACTGACGCAAGTTTTATTAGTCTTGGCACAGGCACGACATCAGAAAGGTGGAACAGGGACTTGGGTGGTACACCCTCTTCATCCACAGGTTTGACGACTGGTGCGTCTGGTACAAACTACTACGTTTACACAGAATCCTCTTCTCCAGTTGTGAACAACGACATATTCTGGTTAAGAAGTCCCCAGATTTCCTTGAGCCAAAGTGTCCAAAACTTAACTTTCTATGAAGCTCGTTTAGGTGGCACTATTGGGACTTTGAGTGTTTATGTAGATGTTGTAAGCGGGGGTTCTGCTACACTTACACGGTCAGTGGTCGAAAGCAGTAACTCTGGGTCGAGGATTAACTTGAGTGGCTCTGCTTATGTGTTCTCATCGTCCACAGCGCAAGACTTTTCTGGTGGCGGATTAGCGGAAACATTAGTTGATACTTCTACAACTTCGCAGACAGCTATAGCCAGTTATGCGGTCTCTGATTACACTTCCGCTAAACTTCTAGTCACTGCTAAACGTGGAACTGATAGGCAGACATCTGAACTCCTTATAGTACACGACGATACTACAGCTTTTGCTACAGAGTATGCTCAAATTTACACTGGTGAGCCATTGGCAACATTTGATGTAGACATATCTGGTGGTAACGTAAGGCTGTTAGCCACCCCAAGTTCTGCAACCACAACTAACTACACAATCAAAGAGATATTAGTGAACGCTTGAGGTAATTAAATGCTAGGCTTTTCCCCATTAGCCTCTAATCCTCTGGGCGATGATGGGGGCGTACTAAACATAGAGCTTACGGCAGCTAATGTCGCCTCACAAGCTCCGTCGATAGATACTCCTACACTGACGCAAACACATGACCTAGATGTAACTAGCTTTGCCACTGGGTCGCCGTTACTACAGACCCCAAGTCTTACTCAAGGCCACAGTCTAACGAGTGTAGTTCTTACATTTGGTACACCAGTCTTAGGTGGCCCAAGTATTACACAAGAGCATGACTTAACAATATCAGGGTTGCTTACAGGGTCTCCTGTTGTACCTCAGTCAAGTTTAGCACAAGATCACAGCCTGTCTATACTCAATGTAGCCTCTGGCTTACCTACAATAGGCTTACCTGAGTATAACGAAGAGTCTGTATTAACGCCCAACAGTCTAACTACTCAACCACCCGCACTTGGCACTGCCGCATTATCTTCCTCTATAGTTATTGAAGCAGATGATATTGTAGCACTCATACCTGATATTGGTGAGCCAGTTGATCCTAACGCAATCATTGCTCAAGAAACTAAGGAAATAGAACAGATGTTTGGTGGTTGGCCTAGAAGAGCATACGAAGTCCCTGATGGACGACTGGTACAGGCTGAACGTGAGATTGAGGCTACCTATGGTGACAGAGTTTCTACTGACCGTAAAGCTAAGTCTCTCCTTAAGTTTGGTCGTTCCGCTGAACTAGGTGCAGCAGGTCTTGAGACAGTTTGGACAGTTGGTGGAAATGAAGTTTACGTCAGTGATAATAGCATTTCTTTTATCTCCTCTTCTAGTTCATCCGATACACAACAGATTGGTGTAGAGGGTCACACAGTAGATGTAAACGGAGACTTCACTTTTGTAAAACAGACGGTTACTCTTGAGGGTCAAAACCCTGTAGCCCTTGATACAGACCTAGTTAGGGTTTCTAGGGCATACAACAGTGATAGCACAGAGATCAGTGGCAGAGTGGTTGTATATGAAAACACAACTGTGTCAGGTGGAGTACCCACAGATGCAACAAAGCTACACATCGACATTCCTCTGGGCTTCCAACAGTCCTTCAAGGCCGCAACTACTTTCAGCAAAGAAGACTATTATGTGATGACAGGTTTCTACGGTGCAGTAAGTGCTAAACAATCTGCCGCAGTAGATTTCTATATTGAAGTAAAAGAACCTGACGGAGTGTTCTTACAGAAGGCTTGCTTTACAGCATCTTCCTCTGGTGGAAACTCTGACATAAGCCTTGATCCCGCAATTATCGTACCAAAGAACTCAGACGTTCGTGTTCGTTGTGAGACATCTGACAACAACGCAGTCGTATTTGGTATATTCAAAGGTTATCTAGCGAAGGTTACAAGTTAATGAAAGTTGGTTCTAAAGTATCTACCCTCCGTAAAGCACAATACGCTAACGACATCTTCACTACTGAGCCAGAAGCTATCTCTCGTTCTATGGACTTAGGCATGGGTGGAGCTACTCACGTCTCTGACTACGATGGACAGGCTGTGTACATGCCAGGAGAGAGCCACGAGGCGTACATTTCGTTCTACGAAGGGGGTGAGCCTACCGAAGAGGCAGAAGAGCCATCAGTGAGCCGTATAGAGGCTCTCAGGGCCGTTGTAGCTGAGATACTAAAGGTAGACTTCGCTAAGGCTGAGTATCAAGGTGAAACTGTCACTCTGAACAAGCCTCGTCGTATCAAAGGTGGCAACAAGAAGTTTGAGGTGTTCGTACAGGACGGTGGCAAGGTCAAACGGGTAGCTTTCGGTGATCCCAACATGGAAATCCGTAGGGACGATCCCAAGGCTCGTGCCAATTTCCGCTCCCGCCATTCCTGTGATACCAAGAAAGATAAGACAACGGCTGGCTACTGGTCATGTCGTATGTGGGAATCCAACACATCGGTGGGTGAAATGACAAAGAATATTGAAGGTAAAATCCTTAAGACTGACGACGAACAGCGTATGGTCTACGGATGGGCTTCTGTAGTTACAGAAAAAGGTGAAGCCGTTATTGATCGTCAGGGTGACGTTATCGAAGCTGGCACACTGGTAAAAGCCGTTAATGAATTTATGGAGCATGTGCGGGTCGGCAAGGCTATGCACGTTGGAGATCAAGTTGGCGTAGTTGTCCACTCTCTTCCTATCACTAAAGAAATTGGTGATGCTCTTGGTATCCAGTCTGATCGTGAAGGGTGGGTTGTCGCTTACAAAGTATTCGATGATACCGTCTGGGATATGGTCAAATCTGGTGAACTCGCTGCGTTCTCTATAGGTGGACGTGCTATTAAGGAGGAAATCTAACTTGCCTAATCTCCTGAAAAACTTGCACCTTGAAGAACTTTCCCTTGTGGATCGTCCAGCCAATGCACAAGCAATGGTTTCCCTCTTCAAGCGTGACAATTCCGAAGAGGAAATTACGAAAATGAATGAAGATATGGAAGCCAAAGTAAAGGCGTACATGGATGACAAAGGTTGTGGACGTGGCGAAGCTATGAAAGCTCTCGATTACGACATGGAAAAAGCTGATGAAGCTGTTGAAGAGGTCGCTGAGAAGTCTGACCTTGAGGCTGTAGAAGCTCCCGAAGTTGACGTTGAAGCACTTAAGGCTGACTTTGATCGTCTTTCTGCTGAGAACCAACATCTCCGCAAAGGTTTGATTGACAATGGTTACGTTATCCGTGCCGACTCAATCGAAAAGAAAGCGGAAGAAGAAATGATGGACATCGACGGTGAGATGGTAGCTAAGAGCGACATCCCAGCCCCAGTCCTGAAAGCACTCGAAGCTGCTGCTGTAGCCAAGCGTGAACATGAAATCGAAAAGGCTGACCTTGAGTTGACAAAGAAAGCGGAAGAAGTTCTGCCACACTTTGAAACTGGTGCAGCTAAGTCACTTCTGAAATCATTCTCAGAAGATGAAGCAATTATGGTAATGCTCAAGGCCGCTGATGCAGCTTTTGAAGCCTCCATGCAAGAATTTGGTAAGTCCGATGTAGACGGTGAGTTCGCTACCTCTGCTGACAAACTGGATGCTCTCGTGAAGTCCTACATGGACGAAAACCAACTGAAAAAGAGTGAGTTCGCCAAGGCTTATGCTGCTGTAGCTAAGACCGACGAAGGCAAAGCACTCATCACTAAATCCTACAAAGGGGAATAACAATGGCCGTTATGCAGTCTCGTGATAACCGCACTTTCATCGCTGGGGAAGACCTTTCTACAGCACAATTCAAATTCGTAACTCTGGAAGCCGATGGTCAAGTTGATCTGGCTGATTCTGCTGGTGAGAACGCTATGGGCGTATGTCTCGCTGGTGCTGCCGCTGGTGCTGCTGTAACAGTATGTGTCTCTGGCTCCGTAATGGTAGAAGCTGGTGGTGCTATCACTGCTGGCGACCAAATCCAAACTGGCGCTGACGGTACTGCCCTCTTGGCTGCCACTGGTGATGTTGTACTTGGTTATGCCCGTGAAGATGGCGTAGATGGTCAGATCATCGAAATCGAAATGATCCAAGGCGGCAACGTAGCAGCCTAATCTAGCATTTAAAGGAATAATCTAATGCCACTTTTGACCCCATCACAGGTACATATCGACCAGCCGTTGTCTAACTTGACACTGGCCTATGTACAAGAACAAACTAACTTTGTCGCTGATAAAGTATTCCCAACCGTAGGTGTTGCTCGTCAGTCTGACAAGTATTACATCTATGACCGTGCGAACATGAACCGCTCTGGTGACGTAAAGAAACTTGCGCCACGCACAGAAGTTAACCGTATCGGTATGGCAGTTTCTAACGCCGCTTACTACGCTGACGTTTATGGCCTCGGCATGGACTTCGATGAGCAGACTATTGCTAACGAAGATGCAATGTTGGAAATCCGTTCCGCTGGCGCACAGACATTGACAACTCGCTTGTTGATCGACCGTGAAGAGCGTTTCGCTGACACATTCTTTAAGGCTGGCGTCTGGACTACAGACGTAACTCCTGCAAACCTGTGGTCTGACTACACTAACTCTACACCAATCACTGATGTAACTACTGGTCGTCGCACCATGCAGTTGGCATCAGGTGGCTTCAAGCCAAACACAATGGTTGTTGGTAAAGAAGTTCGTGACATCTTGGTTAACCACCCAGACATCCTTGCCCGTTTGAACGGTGGCGCAACTGTATCAAACACAGCTTTGATTACAGATGCTAAACTGGCAGAAATCTTTGAGGTAGAAAACTTCTACGTCATGGAAGCAGTCAAGAACGGTTCTGCCGAAGGTATTGCTGAAAGCAACTCTTTCATCGGTGGTAAGAACGCTCTGTTGGTACACACACCTCGTGCATCAGGTCTGATGACCCCTGCCGCTGGTTTGACATTCGCATGGAACTCAGTTCCTGGCGTAAACAACCTCGGTGTTACCGTTGAGTCCTTCTCTGACGATGCTCTCAAGCGTCAACAGGTTGCAGAACACATCCAAGTTAAAATGTCCTATGACATGAAAGTCACAGGCGCTGACTTGGGTTACTTCTTCTCAGCCGTAGTAGCCTAATCTACATAGACTAAGGTGTACCCTGAGCTTAACGGCTTGGGGTACAACCCAATATATAACAGAACATAACAGTATTCATATAATGGAGAGTCCCTATGCACCCCACATACTTGGGTTGGCAGGTCGATTGGCCTGTGTTTATCAAGATGCCTTTACTGGCGGATAATACGAATTGGAAACGTGGAGATCACTTTAACTGGGCAGAGCGAGGAATAGACCAAGACAAGGTTGCTACCCTATACGCCTCTGGTTACATTCACCACAATAAAGAACTAGAGGTTCAGAACAAGGTTGGAGATCGACTGTCTGAACTAGCTGGTAAAGACTTAGAGACCTTAGTGAACTTACTTAATGTCGAGGTAAACAAACGTACCTCCAGTAAGACAGAGTTTGAAGCTAAGAAGTGTAAGAAGTCTAAGATTGACGACAAGCAACGTGGTCTAATCAGACGCTTCCTTAATGTTAATCGCTGGATTACAGAAGACTTCTACGACATTCGAGACAAGGTTCTCGCTGACTAATAACAACACCAGTTCGCTGGCACTCAGGAGACGACTTACATGGCATGGTCTTACGATCCTACAGACTTGGACACTACCACGGCCTCTGGTCGTCTCAATACAGTGCGTCTTTTAATCGGTGACACTAATACCGAAGATCAGCAAGTACAGAACGAAGAGGTCACGTTTGCTCTATCTGAGAATGGTAACAATGTTTACTACTCAGGTGCTTGGATTGCCCGTGTCATTGCCTCTAAATACTCCCGACAGGTAACGACACAACTAAGTGGTGCTTTGAGTGCCGACTACTCAGACCTAGCCAAACAATACATGGCACTTGCAGATAACCTAGAGTATCAAGGTAAAACCGCAGGTGCTTCGGTGGGTGTCCTAGCTGGGGGTATCACTAAGAGTACCGTTGAAGCTGTACGGAGAAACACTAACCGTATCGAAGGCTCATTCCGCAGAGATCGTTTTAAGAACCCACCAAGCTACCAAACACCTGAATACGAATAAGGAGTAAGATATGTCATTCCGCTCCTTTGACTTGCTAAACCTCGTAAGAGACTTTGGCTCAGATGTAACACTAAGGAAGACCAGTACGGCTGGAACCTATAACCCTGCTACTGGTGCAGTAGATGGTGCAGCTACCACTGACTATACCGTGAGTTCTTACTTCTTTAATTTCTCTGTGGGGCTTCCTATTGGTGACGAAGTTCGTCGTGGGTCTAGCCGCTGCATAATCCCAGCACTAGGTCTTGCTGTCGTCCCTGACGATGAAGACAAGGTTATCGGCCTCGGTAATACATACGAGATCGTGTCGGTACAAACCTTCTACAGTGATGGTGTTGCCATTTGCTATGTCTGCGAGGTTCGTGAGTAATGAGTATTCAAGCCACGATGAACGCCTTTAAGAATAAGATAGAGGATAAAGTTGCAGAAGAGGTTGAACAACAGTTCGATGTGATAGCTTCCTACGCAGTTTATGTTGCTGTCCCTGACCAGTCTATCGACACAGGCGCTTATGTAACCTCATTTTCCATTGGCCCTGCTGGTTTCGGTGGTGGACGTAGCAGAAGCTCAAATAACAAACCTAAGAACCAGAACCCACAAGCCATGAAAGACCAAGCGTACTCTCAACTTGTCGCTGACATAGACAGGATAGATTTTGAGGCGATGCTAGAGTCTGGTAATGCTAGGTTTACCCTTCGAAATCGTGCGCCTCACGCTAGAGATGTCGAGGATGGTGCTAACTGGAAACGCTCAGGCTATCATGTCTTCGCAAAGATTAGGAACCAGTTCGGATGAGTATTTACAACGACATTCGTGCCGCTCTTGAGAGCCACTTAGCTAACACCGCTGGACTACCGTCTGGAATAGCCTATGAGAACGTCTCATTTGAGCCACAGACAGGCACTAGCTTCCTTAAGGTGTCCTTTGTCCCAACGTCTCGTAGACCCGCTGTACGAGGCTTAAATCCACAACAACGGTATCAAGGTGTCTTCCGTGTATTCTGTTACACACCCGAAGGTAATGGCCCCGCTACTGCTGATGATATAGCCAACAAGGTTATGACAGCCTTTGAAGCCACGACTGACATTTCTTTTACTAACGGTGAAGCTGAGACTTTCATAGTTTCTATTGACTACGCTGAGAGAGATAATGGCTTTGTAGATAGTCCGTGGTATTACACGGTAGTTAATATCGGCTGGTATATCTACTCATAAAGAAAGAACCACTATGACCAAAGCAAGTAAGAATTTTGTCTACTCAGGCAAGACATATCTCATCGGAGATGAGGTTCCCGCTAATGTAGCTACGGCTGTTGACCCTTCCTGCACGGAAAAGCCCAAAGCTAAGAAACCAACATATACTAATACTATTCTTGAAGGAGAATAAACATGGCTTTTGCACAAGGTAGCCGTTCCAGTCTCTCATACATCGCAGAGACTTCTTTCGGCACTACGCCATCTACACCCACTTTCGCCAACCTTCCGATTAACTCACACTCTCTGGACTTGACCAAAGACCGTGTTGAAGGTAATGAAATCCAAGCTGACCGTATGACACGAGTTGACCGTCACGGTAACAAACAAGCTGGTGGCTCTATCGAAGTTGATCTTCGTAAAGGCGACTATGATGAGCTTCTGGAATCAGCTTTCTTTAACTCATACGCTACAGACGTTTTGAAGGTTGGTACTACACCCAAATACTTCACAATGGAAGATGCAGCTAACGACATCGCTCAGTTCCGTTTGTTCACAGGTTTGGCTGTATCTACCGCCAGCTTCTCCATTGCCCCTAACCAGATGGTCACAGCGACTTTCGACATGGTTGGCAAAGGTATGACACAGGCTGGTACAACAGGTTCCACTGGTGGTACACCAACAGCTTCGACAACTAACTCACCTTTCGATAGCTACTCAGGTACTATCACAGATGGTGGCTCAGGTATTTCCATCGTGACTTCGATTGACTTTAGCCTCTCCAACTCTCTGGCTCCCACCTTCGTAGTTGGTGCTGATAATGCACAATCTCTTGAATTTGGTAGTGCTGTCGTTGAAGGTACAATGACAGTTTACTATGAAGATGAAACACTCATCAACAAGTTCTTGAACGAAACCGAAAGCTCAATCACAGTGTCTGTTGACGATCCTACAGGCTCCAACGCATATACATTTGAGTTCCCCCGTGTAAAGTATAATGGTGCGTCTGTACCACTTCAAAACCCTCAGTCTCGTCTGATTACACTGCCATTCGTTGCACTGTACGACAGCGTTGAAGGTACAAACTTGAAGATGACTCGCACATCCTAATCCCTAGCTAGGGTAGAGCGGGGGTTTCTGTCGGGTGAGGCTCCCGCTCACTTCTACCAATCACCTGACACAATCTCGACAACACATCATAAGGAATCCCGATATGGACTTGATGAACATTGGTACTACAAAAGAAACTACAGATGTAACCCTGTACAACCCCGTTAACTCTGAAATCCTAACTAATGAGGATCGTTCAGAGATGACCATTACAGTACATGGGCCATACTCGAAGAAATACAAAACTATCTCTCACGCTCAACAGAACCGCCGCTTGATGAAAGCGCAACGGACTGGTGGTAAGCTCAACCTCACTGCTGAGGAAATTGAAGCATCCGCATTAGACCTTCTGGTTAAGTGCGTGAGTGGATGGAACATTACCCTCAGTGGTGAACAACCAGATTGCACAGAAGCTAAGGTACGAGAAGTGTTTGAAGCACTCCCTTGGGTTCGTGAGCAAGTGGATGCTGCCTTGGGTGATGCTCAGGCTTTTTTGGACAAGTAAGGGCTGAACTTGAGGAGTACGCTGAGTATTCCTTTAAGATGGGTAGGAAGGTCTCAGGTAGTAAAGGTAAAGCTACTGAGGCCGACCACCTAGCCCAAGTCGCCAAACAGTTAGGCAAAGAACTAGCCGAGGTTGAACAAGCTAATGCTGATGCAATCTTCCCTGACGCAGCTTCCCACTTATGGTCTACCTTTATAGAACTACACGATGGTAGAACTTACGGCATGAGTGGCCCTAACCCAATATCTTACGACATCATTAAGGCATGTGTG